ACCGATCACCTGTGCCCCGCTCGGCACAGAGCCTAGACCCGCCATGATCAAAGCGCGGTGTTTTGCGTTCGTCTGATCACTCGGCTCTCCGACATATAGGACGCCGCTGGTACCTGTGTTCGCCGTGGGATCTGTACTTTTGATCCATGTATCCACGATGTTGTTCAGCCCGCTCACCACCAGCATCGTCCCGTCGTACCCCACAGATGTAAGACTGATCCTGGTCGCCCACAGCGTGGGCCCGTACCCTGCCGCCTGACCGCTTTTTGCCACAACCCGGATCACATGCTCACCAGAATATGCCAGCGTCACCACCACGCTCATGTGCTGGTTGTAGGTGGTGGATGCCGCATACGCTGAAAAATCTGCATACGCCAGCACCCCATCCACATACACATCAAAAACCCCGCCCTTTGCCTGCGCCACATACAGCAGATCCAGCGTGTACCGTCCTTTTTTCAGTGCTCCGCGTACCTCGTACTGATCCCCGACGTCGCCATGATTTGTATAGGTGTACCCCCCGTGCTGCTGGCTCGTCGTAATCTGATCCCGCAGCAAAATCGGCAGCCCGTTTGCGTGCAGCGCGATCACATTCTGCCAGTCCCACTCCAAAGATTCCGGCCACAGCCCGTCGGTCGCTTTGAGATCTCCGTCCTCAGGGTCAAACCACACCCCCTGATCTATCGGGACTCGCTTTAGACTTACATCATCAACCAGGATCTTAAGCTGATTACTGACATGGTCATCTGCCGTATATCGGATCGAGATCACCACGTCTATGGCTGCCGCTGGCGACTCGACCAATTCCGTCAAAAAATTCCAGCCTGCGTACGGGGTGATCCCTGCAAACGCCGCGTGATCTTTTACCGTGACACCGCTCGCGTCCCGCCAGATCAGGTGGATATCGCGCTCCGCATCCATCAAATCGTCTTTTTTGATCCACATCTCCACCCGATAGGTATATACACCCGCTTCCGCGAGTACAACCGTTTGCTGGAGTGTGGTCTCGGGGTAAAAATCCGCCTGGATCGTGGCGGCATATTCGCCAGAGTGCGGCTCCGCAGAGGTCGCGACCCAGTTGGAGCCACTCCAGCCCGTCAAATCGCCATCCTCAAAGTCACCGTTGATCACCTCTTCATCTCCACCATCCGCGGTATATCTCAGCGCCCACGCCGCTCTGCTCTCGCCATCCGGGACAAACATCCCCAGCATCCCTATTCGCCTGTCCGCTCCAGTCCCAAACATCTGTTGGTATGCGTAATTTATCGCGTCGATGACGATGGCATCCTGCCCTATCGTCGCAGCCCCACCAGCAAAAATGGCTTTCCCCGTCGCCGCGTCGAGACCAAACTGGAGCGTCCCCTGGTTGACGCCTCCCACATGTACCAGGTCGTCGCCAAACTGTTCCCCCTCGGCGCTCATAAAAACGCCTGTAAAATCCGGCGCCGTAGGCTCCTCACCCTCCGCCGCAGCCACAAACAGCCCGGCATTGATCACCCCCATGTCAGAGCTGATCTCCGCCAGCGTGTCCGCCTGCACCTCTCGCCCCTGCAGCGCCCGCACCATCTGCTCCAGTGCCTCGATCCTGCTCAGCAGGTTGCCTTCTACAGCCTCTTTGTCAGTGCTGTTCATAATGTCACCTCATCCACTACCAGGTCAAGCTTGTTTTCAGCCTCTTTGTACTCCATCGCCCGCACCCGCACCGTCGCCTCCAACCCGCTCGCGTCACCCGTAAACCCCGTGCTGATCAGCCGCAACCGCAGTATATTCCCCAGCCCCACCCGTGTGAATGTGTTTCCCACGTCCAGCGCCGTCAGCCCAAAGGTCCGCCGCGGCTGTTTCAGCCTGGCCAGGTCAGCCAGTACGCTCGCCTCGAGAGTCGCAGGCGATGTCACCCCGTCGTACGCTCTGGCATCCTGGTGCAGCCCGTACCGCGCGATGCTGTCATCATCCTGACGTATGACGATCGGCCTGCTCGCCCACGTCGCCCCGTCCCCGTATCCCATCAGCCAGTTCACAATCTCGCCCTGCTCGCTCAGAACGTCATCTGTCGCCTCGATGTTCCAGCCCTCCTCCAGCGCCAGGTCATCCACCATTCCGCCCCGCCGCTCCCACCAGTGCGCCCGCAACGTCAGCCGTCCATCCGTCCCGATCTCAGGCGTCACCCCCCACTCGTGCCCGCTGCGGTTGCTCACCCGCTTGATCTCCGCCAGCAACCTGGTCAGATTGATCGTCTCCTGCCGCGTCTGTCCGCCCAGGTAGATCTCCCCCGGCCTCATCAGCGTGTCCCCCTGCAGGTTCGCGATCGCCAGCATCTCCGCAAAAAGCGCCCCGGCTGTCCCGGTCAGGGTTTTCACCGCCGGTGGCACCCGGTAATGAAATATTTGCTCGGCGCTCAAACTTTTCACGATCACCTTCATCCGGCTCCAGTCGCGCGGCACATCGATCACCCCCACCCACGCAGGCAGACGATCATGTTCCACCACCACCAGCCGCCCGAACTCGATCACCTCCTGGCGGCATTTCGCATCAGTGATCGCCAGTGTAAACGCCGCCTCACCCACGTCCGAGAGCACCCAGCTTCGCGTCACGCTCGCCTCCACCTCGGCCAACGCCGCCCCCCCCTGGTCATAAATCATCACTCGGCTCGCCATTTAATTATTCCTTTCTCTATATTTCACCACCACTTGCACCGTGCCCACGTTTTCGGCGGTATAGATCAGCGTGTTTACCCCGGGGTGCAGCGGTAGCCACTCATCCCGCACGCTGCTCAGCCGCAGCGCTCCAAGCGCCCCCACCCCCTCATACGTCGCGATCTTCTGGTCGCTGTCCAGCATCAGCGTCTTTCCGATCACCATCGGACACTGCACCGTGATCGCCCTGCCGCTCTCCTCATGTGTGATCGTCGCCTCCAGCCAGAAATTCGCCGTGGTCGTCCCTCGTACAATTTTCGGGCAGCTCGCCGCCGTCATTTTCACCGTCACAGCACCCACCTCAAAATGCACCTGGTTGTCGGCCAGTGCCGACAGGCTTCCGTTCATCCAGAACCGCAGGTACAGCGGTCCAAACGTGATCGCCTGCCCCGTCCTGCTCCACGCCGTCCAGCTTCCCTGGCTCACCGGCGTCGTCTCTGTCACCACCGTCGTCCATCGCGTCGGTGTCGCCCCACGCTGGATCAAAACATTGATCCAGTTTGCCGTAGTGCGTTTTTTCTCACCGCTCGCGCTGATCTCCGTAAACCCCGCCGGGTGGTGCAGCCTCCACTCCAGGTTTGCCCCTTCCCGCTGCCATCGCCCCGCTTTTTGCCAGGCCTGCGCCAGCATCCCCATCACCTCATACGGCTCAGCGTCGTCCCCGCCATTCGTCCCGCCGTAGGTCTGGCTCAGCTTCCCCGTGCTGCCCAGCAGCGCCGGTCTCCAGCTTCCACTGCGCAGTCCGTCCGCGTCCACAAATGCCCCGTCATACACCCACGTGGTATTCGTGCTCTGGCTCAGGTCGATCACCGGCTTGCGCGTATCGTCCGTCTCCGGCGCGCTCACGCCAGCGTTCCCATACACAATCCACACATCATGTTCGATCCACCTGCCCAGCTCACCCACCAGGTGTGCAGCCATGCTCGTGTTTTTCGCCGCGCGCTGGCTCACCGCCAGCTTCATCGTTTTGGCGTCTTTGCCGGTCACCACAAAAGCTTCGTCCCCAAAAAGCATTACCGCCGGGAACGTCGCCAGCCGCGCCAGCATAGCCGTGTTCGCCTTCGTCGGCTGGAGCTGGATCTCGCCCACTGTTCCACTGTCAGCGATCGCAGCCCCCAGCGTCAGCTCCACCCGTGGTTTCAGGCTCAGCACCGTCCACAACTTTGTGTGGTCCGTGTCCACATCCGCCAGCCACCGGCTCGCTTCCACACCGTTCACCTGCACCCGCAGGTCATCCCCATCCGCCTGCATCTGCCCGGCCAGCACCAGCGTCGCGGTATCCCATCCGCCGTCCGTCAGGTCAATTGGATGGTTGTCGTACGGCCGGTCCGTCGGGTTGTACACGGCCACCCACTCCTGATACCCGTATCCGCCACCCGCCGGTCCGGTCGGCGTGATCTCCAGCACCGGTCTGGCAAGCACATTTCCCTCCACGCTCAGCGCCAGCTCATCCCCGCTCGCGTCGATCTCCCACGTCGTGCTCACCTCATCCACCGTCCGCCATACCGGGTCAGCCAGCGCCAAAATTACTGTCACCCCGCCGTAGCGCTCCACGTACGTCAGCGGTGTACCCTCCACGTACCACTGCCGGTCGCTGTCGTCAGCGTCCTTCGCCACCAGCCGCTTGATCCGTGTGTCGTGCGTGTCAAACCAGCTTTTCAGCGTCTGTCCCACACTCCACCGCTCACCCAGGATCTCCACCGTCAGTGGCATGGTGCGCAGTTCGATCCGCTTTCCCGCCAGCACCGGCGCCCGGTTCGCCCGCTCCACGCTCACCGCTTGTGCTCCGCCCTGGCTCAGCGCTCCCGTGGCGATCCAGCATGCCGTGTCAGTGCTGTTCAGTACGTGCCCATCCCAGCTATAGATCTGCAGTCTCATCGTGCCTCCCTCAGCAGGTTCCGCAGGCTCCCGCTCCCGCCGTCAGTCGTGATGTATGTCGGCCCGTACACGTACTGCCGTTCGTCGCGGTACCCGGTACCACCGGCGCTTATCCCGGCCAGGTCAGGCGACAGCGTCATGCTCATCTGCCGCGAGTACCCCGCCAGCATGTCCAGCAACCCCGGCATGCTCGTCTGTATGCCCTTCATCAGCCCCTGCACCATGTACCGCCCGTCCTCGGCCATCACCTTCGAAGGACTGGCGATGCCCAGGATCTTTTTCACCGTCGCTGGCAGCAGGTCGATCACCCCCTCAAACCAGCTCAAAAATGTCGCCCACGCCTTTTTCGCGCCGCTTTTCAGCCCGTCAATCAGGTTTTCCCCGGCCGCCTTGAACTCGGCAAATTTGTCAGAGATCGCCTTTTTGACATTGGCCAGCACCGCCGACGCGATTGTCACCAGATTGTTCCAGTTGTCCCGCCACGTGGCTTTGAACTCCTCAAGGTTCGTCCCCACGATGCTAAGCGCCAGGTTGAAAAAATCTTCCGCCGCACCCTGTATCTGCGCGAAGGCTTCCTGCGCCCCCACCAGCACGCTCCCAAGCGCTCCGCGCCAGTCCCCCTCAAACAGCTTGAAAATTCCGCTGATGATGCCCGTGATCCACGCCACAGCTCCGGCCACGATCCCGAAAACAAGCCGCAGGCTCCCTCCGATCGTCACCACGATCAATCGCCAGGCGAAATTGATCACTGCCATGATCTCATCCCCGTGCTCCTGCCACAGCGTGGTGATGCTCTCCAGGATGCTCGTCAGGCTCTCCAGGATGCCCGGTCCCTCGCTGCTCATCGTCTGCCGCAAAAATCCCAGCCCGTCCTCTGCGAAACTTTTGATCATCGGCATGCTCTCCGCAAATGCCGCCTGCAGGTCTTTGGCCGCCTGACCCAGGTCGTCCCACGCCGCCGTCATCTCAGGCGTGATCAGCCCCTGCAAAAACTTCAGCCCCCCCGCGCCGATGCTCCCCAGTGCTTCCTCGATCGCCGGACGCATCTCCTCAAATTTCTGCGTAAGCTGGTCAATACCGGTCGTGGCCAGCTCCAGCAATTTTGTCCCGATCGGCTCAAGCGCCTCCAAAACCTTGTTTTTTAGGATGGTCCAGCGCTCCCCGAAATCGTTTGTTTTTTCCGCGGTCGCTGCGATCACCCCCTGGCTGTTTTCCAGCGCCAGTGCCATGTCCTCGATGTCAAACCGCCCTTCACGGATCGCCGCCGCCATGTCCGCTCCGGCCCGCGCCCCAAAAACATCCATCGCGATGCCAAGCGCCTTGCTGCCGTCCTTCGTGTTTTTGATCGCCTCGAACGTCGCCATCAGGCTCTCGCGCAGCGGCTTCCCTTCACCCGCAAACTTTCCTGCCGCAATCCTCAGGCTGCCCATCACCAGCTCAGCGTTCACGCCTTCCGCCTCAAACTTTGCAAAAAGAACGGCTGCATCCTCAAACGTCATCCCAAACTGTCTCATGGGTGCGCCGTACTGGACGACTTTGCTCATCAGGTCGCCCATGCTCACGCCGCTCTGCTGTGCTGCCGCAAAAAGTTTGTCCAGCGCCAGCGCACCGTCCTCCACCGGGATGCTCCAGTCTCCCATCACCCTGGCGAACAGCTCGGCGTTCCCTGCCGCATCCTCGCCCAGCATCCGGCTCGCTTCCAGCACGCCCTTCGTCATGTCCTGCAGTTCCTGCCCGGTGATGTCCAGCCGGGCATTCAGGATCGCCATCGCTTCGCTCGCCGTCTCAGCATCCGTCGGCACGCTCGTAAAAACCTTCCGGAAATCCTCCTGCAGTTCTTTTAGCTCGGCGCCGGTCGCCCCTGTTTTGATCTGCAGCGTGTCAAAAGCCTGGTCAAACGCCTGTCCGGCGCTCCATGCCATCGCGCCCACCGCCGCCATCGCAGACGCCGCCAGCGCGATCGCCCTCAGCAGCGCACCCTGCAGTACGCCCGCCACATTCAGCGCCGACCGCTCCAGTCCGCCCAGCCCACCCACGGCTTCCTGCACGCCCCGTCCCACGCCAGAGGCATCCAGCACGATCTTCCCGTATGCGCTGCCCAGTTGTACGCCCATCACCACACTCCATCCTGCATGTCCACGCTCCGCGTCACCAGGGCGCCCATGCTCCGAAACCCTCTTCCGCCATCACTTTTTCTCGGCGCCATCAGGCGTTCGATCTTCGCCCCATTCCTCAGCGCATTTTCGATCTCCCGTCCCACCGTCAGCACCGCCAGATCCACCTGGAAGGCAGCCCACTCATCACTCACCCCCATCACCTGGCTCGGTCTCTGGTGGTACGCTTGGCAGATCGAGTGCACCAGCCACATCGCCTTTCGGTTCCTCACGAAAGGGTTCCGCCGGTACACTCCCCGCGTTCGCCCACGCGAAGATCTCCATGCGGTCCTCAAACGGAATTTCACAGATGCCCAGGTGCGTCTCGTCCGGCTCGTCCGCCACCGGGGGATCCACCACGCACCCCTTCACCACGCAGTTGATCGCCTCGGCGTAGCTTTTCATCCCATCCAGACCGGCCTGCACCTGTCCACGAGCCAGGCTTTCCACCTGCCCCAGCAGCGGCGTCGGGATGTCGCCATTCGCCAGCAGGTCCAGTATCCCCACCATCTTCACCTTCACCGTCAGCCCGCTTTTCAGCGTCATCGTATGCGTCCGGCTGTCTCTCCATGCTCTCAGGTCCATCTCTCCCTCCATATAGCCCCATATCATCAGGCGGGCGGCGGCTGTCTCCAACCTCCCGCCCGCCCGGTCTATTCACAAACAGCCCAGTCTACGAGCTGGGCAGTGCGGCGGCAGTTTCGTTCTGTACCACCTCAAAGATCGTGTTTGTGGACGGGTCTGCCACGGCGATCCCTTTGCACGCCGTCACAAAAAACTCACCCCCCTGGAAGGATCCCTCGATCCCATCCGTGATTTTCGCCCGTAAAATCTTCACGTGCACGTCGCCGCCGTCGTCACCCAGGCTCTTGCCATAGATGATCACGTACGGCATCGCCGCTCCGCCAACACCGGTCAGGGTCGTGGTCTCAGCCGGGCTTGTGCCAGCCTCCACCACGCTACGTCCGGTCAACAGCGCATACGCCTCCAGGCTGATCCCGCCAGCCTCCAGCTCCCACTCCACCGCGTCCACCACGGCTGCAGCCGCCACCGTCATGTCGTTGCCCTGCAGCTCACCACTCACCAGCCGCTCCTTGAATTTCAGCACCCGCGCTGCTGGCAGGGTCACCAGTGTGGACCCGGCCTTGATCTTCACCTGATTGAGCCCAAAGGGCGCTTCGCCATATCCAGCCATCTTTACTCCTCCTGCTTTTTGATGTAATTCCGCGCCTGTTCCACCCAGACCCGGATTTGCTTTTCACTCGCCCAGACCTGATCCGCCAGGCGCTTGATCCCGTCCTCATCCAGCGCCGCCATCTCCCCGATCCTGGCGATCCCCGCCAGGGCCAGCTCTGCCATGCGCTGCTCTCCCACGCCCTTCAAAACCATCAAAGGTTCATCCGGATCAATCTGAAACTGCGGCCTCGGATAGGTCAGCAAATTCGCCGCTGTCTCCGCGTCCACACTCTGCACATGCCCGTTTTCGGGGCTCCACGTGTACGGTCCCAAAATTCTCACCGTCGCCTGCCCGATGTATCTGATCCTCATCATCGCCTCCTGATCACGCTGTACCTGCAGACATCCAGGCTGCACATCAGCCCGGGGTCCGTCTGCTCCAGCACATCATCGCTGTGGCTGATCTCCCACACCCCGTCCATCCGCGTGTCATGCAACAGGTTGTACACCCGCTCCCTGGCGTCGTCGCTCGCCGCATACAGGTACACGCTCACGCTCATCCGGCTGCTCGTCCGGTACGGCCCCACCGGCGCTTCCGTTCCGCCGCTCACCAGCGCGCACGCCTGCAGCTCCAGGTTCGCATCAAAAGCGCCAGGTGTTTTCTGCCTGCTAATCTCCCCGCCTGCGTACACCCCGCCCGGCAGCAGATCACCCAGCGTCTCATCCGCGCTCAGCACCGCCGCGATCTCGTCCCGTATGCTCATGCATCCTCCAGGTCATCCCCGAGCTGCTCCACTGTGTGGCTCAGCCAGTTGTCCAGCACGCTTACGATCGCGCCTCTCAGCACCGGCGCCGCTCCCTGGCCATCCCAGCCGATCGTCGCCGCATACTGATCCATCGCCTCCCAGCGCTCCTCGCCCCGCATCCAACCACGCAGGCGGCTGGTGAAATCGGCGTCATCCATCCGCACCGACTCTTTCCAGCACAGGCACCCGGGGTGCAGCGGTAAAACGATCGTGCCCTTCGGGTAAACGCCATCACCGCCCTCGCCTGCGTTCACCACATCGTCGCACTCATCCTCCTCGGGGTGCTCCGCCGACATCACGATCCTCTCCTTCTCGATCCACGGCATGCGCCCCATCACCTCGTCGTTGGCCGCATGGTGCACAATCTGGAGCTCGTTCCGCGCCAACCGCAGCGCGTTATAGCTCACCCCCCGCTCCCGGCACTCATCCCCACGCAGCAGTCCGGTCATGTCTCCATCCGCAATCTCGCTTTTGGTCATACGGTTCAGCCGCGCCCGGGTCCACCGTGGGCAACCCGCCCCCGCACCCAGGTACTGCTCAAGCTCCTGCGCAATATCCCACGCGCTTTTTTTGCCTGCCACGCCGTTTGCCAGCACCCGCTTGATCCCGCTCAGGCTCTCAGTGTCCACCCGCCAGATCCGCTCGCTCAGCCTCAGCCCGTCCCCCTCCACCCGCTGGCTCACCACCTGCAGTATCGCATCAAGCTGCGGCTCAAAAACCCCATCTATCGGCGTCGCTCTCTCCTCCTCCATTTGCGCAGCAAATCGGGGAGGTGGGCGAAGCCCGGAGGGGGTGCTCTCTCTGACCTCTGAACTCTGCCCTCTGACTTCTGACCTCTGACCACCGACCACTATCCCGTTGTGATACGCCGCCATCCCCCCGAAGGGGATCGCAGCCGCCTGGCGCTGCAGTTTTTCAAACAGCTTTTTCCACTGCCCGAACCGTTCCTTCCACACCGCCTCGGCTGCCTGCGTCGCCCGGTACAGCCCCAGCCCGTCCAGCTCGCCCTTTTTTCCGGTCTCCCGGTACAGCACGCTCTCAATCTCGGTGAAAACGCTGTGCACCAGCCGGTGGGTCTCGCCGGTCAGGTATAACTGCAGCCGCATCAAAGCCATCTGCTGCGCTGCGGCCACCAGGTCAGGTGAAAGGTTTTTACGCTTCGCCATCGGTCTCATCCTCGCCGTCATCGCCGCCGTTCACCCGCTTGGCCAGCGCATCCGCCGTGTTTCCCACCCTGCCGCTCAGGTTCCCCTGGGCATCGCCCAGCAGGTCCACCCCGGGCAAAAACCGCCGCAAAATGGAGTTGATCACGTTGTTTGGCACCCCGGCCACCTGCAGCTTGATCGCCGCGTCGCCAAGGTTCACAATATCCTGCGCCGTCAGTGGATCTTTGGACATCCACTCTATCTCCACATCCAGCCCATCCGGCAGGATCCCCAGCAAAAGCCACTGCCGCTCCAGCAGCGGCCACACGATCTCACTCTCCACCCACTCGGTGATCTGCTCCAGCGCCCGCGCATACTGCCGCCCCTGATCCTCCAGGATGTCCCGGTTCAGGTCCTGCCCGTACCCAAGCAGGCCCATCGGCACAGGGCTGGCCACAAACAGCGTGCGGATGTGGTGCAGCACGTCGTCAATTTCCGCCAGGTGCGCGTCGCCCTGCACCGCCGTGATCGTCGCCTTTTTGTTCACAAAAAAGTCGGCAATTGCCGCGAAAGGGTTGCCCAGGGCGTCCTTGTTTTTGTCCTTGTACTCCTCGATGTCCGCCGGTGTGGCTCCCTCCAGGCTGTGCACGTAACGCATTCCGGACCGCGTTTTGCGCCTCACCGCGATGTCGGTCTCTCCCTCGCTCATCCGCTTGAAAGCCCCGATCGCGCTTGCAAAAAGCGGCTCTCCGTACCGGCTGCCCTCGTCATGGTCCCATCGCGCATGGATGATCTGCCACTCCGCGAACCAGAGTGCGTCTCTCGGCGCACCGCCCATTCCGCCCGGTATGGCTCCCGATGCGCCCCCGCTGTCCAGCCAGTATGCGTGCGCAGGGTCTGCAAAGCGGTCTGCCCGGTCGCTTTCACGGTGCATCTGCAGCGTCGGCTTGCGCGTCACCAGGTGGATCAGCCGGTCGTCCCCCACTCCGACCTCCAGATAGCTGTCGCCATCTCGCAGCGTCAGCCGCACCCAGTCATCCATCGCACTGGCCAGCCTCAATCTCGCCGCCAGCCGGTTGGCTTCCTCTTCCGCCCGCCGGTTGTTTTTGACGATCACCCGGAACCCGTTCTTTACGGCATCCCTGGCGACGGTTTTGATAATCCCCCGGATCCGGGGGTCCGTTTTGTACATCCTTCGGCACGTTTTCACCACCTGTATGCGCTCATGCTCCGCCGAAAATCGCTCAGCCAGCTCATTCACGCTGGCCCCGGCGTTGCCTCGCATCGCCTCAAACGCCAGGCTCTGATCCACGGTCGTGGCTCGCGCTTTGGACCTCCTGCCGAAAATTCCGCTGATCGTTTCTCTCAGTCCCATTGGCTTTAGTCCTTAAACAAATTTTCGAGCATCTTCATCAGGCGGGGCAAATTTTTCTCCAGCGTCGGCATGATCACGGCATACTGCCCGCCGTGCGCCAGTTCCAGCCATTTGCCGTACTCGATGCTGTGCCCGTGGCTCAGATAGATCTCGATCGCGTCCTGTGCCGCCTGTTCGGCGATGGTGAAAATGCCGCTCCTGGCATTGCCGGTGCGGTCCGTCCAGCTCGCCTCTCTGCGCGCCTCATCCTGCAGGATGCTCGCGAACTGGTCAGCCACAGCCCTCAGTGCCACATACACCCGCTCGCCATATTTCTCCACAGCATCGGCCAGCGCCGAAGGCGGGCGTACCCACACGATCCCCGTTTTCACTCCACCACCTCAGCCTCGGCACACGTGCTCGCTTTTCGGTCAGGCCGGATCAGTGTCACCCGGTACAGCACACCTGCATGTGTAAAACGGTCACCGGTCTGGATGTCCAGCGTGGTGGCCCCGAAAACCAGGACACGCCCACGCGCTTCATCGCTCTGCTCGCCGCGCATGATCACCCCTCCCAGCATGGTCGTGATCCGCACGTTCTGCGCGGAGATGCTCGTGTTCCCCCGCCGCAGCGTGATGTTCGTCAGGTCATCGCCACGCACCGCTGTCAGGTTTGCCCGCATTTGGCTCAGGTCATCGCTCGTCAGCATCTCAGCTCCTCATCCCCGGCACTCCGGCCTGGCTCTCGACCGCCGCCAGGTACGCCTCCCGCAGCGCGTCCGCCTGCGCCCGGATCTCGCCAGCCAGCCGCTCTTTGTTCACCCGCTGGTCGCCGATCCCATACTGCCACGCGTCCCCCACCACCTTGTTGGCCTGATAGATCAGCGCCAGGCTCTGCGCCATGATCAGTGCCGTCGAGGCCTGCTCGTCGGTCAGGTACGGATACTCGTCATCCTCATCCAGTACGTGTGCTGCGGCATAGCGGTAGGCTCGCGTCAGGCTGTACTCCGGTGTCGGGTAAAAAACCAGGGTCAGCCCTCGCACGCTTGCCCGCTCACTCGTCTGCATCGGCACAGGCACCAGTCCGGCCGGTGTCACCAGCACCCCGTTAGGGCTGCTCAGGCTGGCCAGGCTAATCAGCCGGATAAAATCTGCGGGCAGCGTGTACCGCTCCGTCCCGCTCAAAATCTCCAGCTCCGCCTCTACGATCATCGGCGCCCGGCGGCTGTAATCCGCCACAGCGTCTTTTACCGCCCGCTGATACTGCGCAGCACTCGGAGTCCCGTCCCTCGCCGGTACAGCCGCTTCCAGTCGGTCCACCAGGTCAGCCAGAGCCGCACCCATCGATTTACCCGCCCTTCGCGATCAGGATCACGTCAAACTTCTTCTCGCTCAGATCACTCGCGCTGCTCTGCTGGATCTGGTCGGCCACCGTGATGGTGGCTTCGAAGTTTGCCGTCGCCGTCGCTACATCGGTGAGGTTCACTACCCCCACCACAACATCACCCACCTTTGCACCGGTTAGCGTGCACGCACCCGCGGCAGCCGCGCCGGTAAAAACGTACCGCCGGAAGGCGCCGCTGGCGATCTTTGTCGCCGTCACAGCACCTGCCCCGATCTTCGCCTCGGTCACAGCTCCGGTACCGATTTTCCCCGCTGTCACAGCACCGGTTCCCAGCTTGGCTTCGGTCACTGCCCCGCTCGCAATCATCGCCGCCAGGACCTTCCCGTCCTGGATCTTTCCCCACCGACTCCCAAATGGAGTAAAAACGTCGCTCATGACTTCCTTCTTTCTGGTGGGCGGCGTCTCCACCGCCCACCCTCAAAATTCGTTTCCTTTTACTCCCCATCTGCTTGCAGATGGGGGCCGCCCGTTAGGGTCAGGCCACCTTTACGCTGGCACCCTTCTGCGGCACCGGGCTGGCCGTGCCATTGAACTCCTCGGCGTAGTACTGGTCTGCCGCGATCAGCTCCAGGTCGCTGCTGTAGCTCGGGAATGGGCCACGCAATCTCATCGGCGAAAAGACTCGGTGCATCACCAGGTCGCGCGCCACCACCATAATGTACCCATCCGGGCACTCGGTGCTCTCGAACACGGGCAGGCCCTTGATCCGGCCCACCATGCCGGTCTCGTTGAGCTGGCCATCCGCCCGCAGACCGGCAGCGCTGAACCCATCCCAGTTTGCAGCCCGGTCGCTGTTGGTCACGCTCATCAGGATCGCGCTCGGCGCATAGAACCGCTTGGCCACCAGCACCTTGGCCACACCGATCTTCTCGATCAGCCCGGTCACAGGGTCGCTGGCTGCGGTCCAGGTCCCGCCGCTGTTGCTGGCCACCTGCAGCACACTCGCCAGCGCCATGTAGATCGCGCCCTGGTCGATCTTGCGTGCCAGTTGCGATACCAGGCTGGCCAGCGTCCGTGTGGTCGCATCCCACCCGATCTGGCTGCGGCTGAAAACCACCGCCTCACGGCTGATCTCGGTGGCCAGTCGGTCGGCCGCCATTTCCAGCGTCTGCGAGCTCAGCGTCAATTTTGCCCGCTCGATGCTGGCCATCTCGCCTTTGCGCACCGCGTTGTAGGTGTAGTCCACCTTCAGCGCCTGTGTGTCAGTGATCGTTGCCAGTGCCATGATCTTGCCGTTGGCATAGTCGATCACGTAATCGCTGCCCTCGGTGTAGGTGACATTGCCTGCTTCGTTCGTCACCACCACGGTTCCCGGCACCACGCGTTTGTTCGCCAGTGCCACCCAGGCGTTCAAATCGGCGGCCAGATCCTCATTGCTCACCGTGGGCAGCACACCGGTCTCACCCGAGTAAGCTTCGTAGTAGATCTTGGTCGGGCTTTGGTCGGTCGTGTCGAAGTCGAACACGGACACAGCGATCAGCCTTGGCAGCGCCTCGGCGATCACCGCCCGGCTCACACTGTACGGCAGGCTCAGGTCGCTGGTCTGCTCGGCCTCCTGGAACCGCCGCGCCTCATCGATCAGTTGATGCCGGTACAGCGCATCGAACCGCTCCAGATAGGTCTTTGCATACCGCTCGTTGCGGTTGCGTGGGGTGCGCAGGTCGCGCTGCTCGGCCTGTCCGGCCGCGATCATGCTCTCGGTCAGCGCAAAAGCCGCCTGCGCAAACTCGGGTATGCCGCGCTCGCGCTCCAGCACCGGACCCAGCACCTGCACGCCGCTTGCCATGCCCATCCCGGCCAGTCGACCGCTGGCCACGATCTCGTCGTATTCTTTGCGCTTGGCTTCCACCAGCGCGCGCACGGCCTCAGGTGTCGTGGGCTTGGCGCCTTTTACCGCTTCCACAAAAGCGGCATTCAGCTTTTCGCCATATGGCAGGTCCTTGGTCGCCTCAGCGATCGCGGCATCCACAGCCGCCTGTGCCTGCTGCGCGGCCAGAGTGCGTTTGGCAGCCGCGGCTTCCTGCAGCGCACTGGCCAGGTCGTCATCCGGCCCGATCCCCAGCGTCTTGCGTGCCTGTTCCTCCAGCGATTTGCGCTGGCTGTCCGACATGCGCCGTACCTCTTCCTCCACGACGCCCCGGAACAGATCCGGGTTGGCTTTGATCAAAGCAATTAATTGCTCCAGTTCCATTTTGTCCTCCTCTTGGACACTTTCCAGTCTGATGACCGCCCCGTTGGGGTCGCTCGGCTCCATCACCAGGTCGTATCCGGTGATGTGCAGCTCTGTGATCTCCTCTACAGTGCGACCAGCCTCTTTTACCGATTTCGACAGCCCGAAGGCGCGCTGGCTCACGCCGGGCATCACGCCGCCCTCCATCAAGGCCAGGATGTCCCGCCCTTTGCTGGTCTCCAGGATCGTGCCATCCAGCCGCACCATCCCGTTTTCCATCCGGATGCCTGTCCAGCGCACCACGGTCTCCAGCAAATTTGGACGCCCGCCCTTGTCAGAGGGATGCTCGCTCTCGCCCAGCAGCAACCTGCCCTGCCCCGCGCTCTCCTGCAGATGTGTGGCTGCCTCTGCCACCGCTGCCTCGAGCACCGCTGTCGGATAACGCCGCCCGTTGGCATTCACCACGTCGGCGGTGATTCCCACTGCCTCGATCCTTCTCGTCCCCCCCTCTGCCTCCACCAGCGCCACGCTCCCACTGCGCTCCACCAGCCTGCGCCCGCGTTTCGCTTTGCTTTCACCTATAGGCGCCCCATTCGGCGCCGGTTGGGCTGACGGCGTGTAGCTCAGTTCCACCAGATCCCACTGGCTGCGCTCAGCAAACGCAAAACCTCCCGACTCGCCAGGCTGATAACCCACCTGGTAATATTCGTCAACCGCCATGCCATCCTCGCGCACGATTACCCACTCAGCGAAGATTTCCGCGATCCACACATATGGCGAGCTGTTCATAAACTGCTTCCGAAAGGCATTGTGGATGCTCGCCATCAGATAATCCAAACTGCCTTTCACCAGCTCCTGCAGGGGTTTCCCCCGCCCGATCTTTTTCATGCCCTCACCTCCGCAAAAAACTGATCCGCGCTCACCGCTCTCGCCGGTGCCGCAGCCGGTTTGTGGTCACCCACCGCCATCTCTGCGATCATCTGCAGCCCGCCCGTCACGGTGTCCACCTGGTCATCGTTCTTTCCATCCGGGAACAGCAGCGCCTCACGAATGAACTCGGTTGTCCACGCCCCGCGCTTCACCTTCACCAACCCCAGCCGTCCCCGTGTCTGTAGCGATCTGGCCCGGGTCACCTTGTCAGCATCCGGCCGAACAGGCATGATCGGCACGTTCACCAGCCGTGGATCCCGGAAAAATTCCCTCATCGCCAGGCTCTGGAACTGCACATCTTCGATGCCCCACACCGTTCCTCTTTCCTCTGGCTGGCACATCCACGTCGCCAGCCGGTTCTGGAACTCGGTCAGCTCCCGCACCCGCAGCAGATCCCGGATGTACAGCACCCCGCTCGTCTCGTCCAGCGCCACCGCCGCGGCAGCGTTAAAATCGCTGCGCTCGGTGCGCCCCAGTGCCAGGTCGGCGTACACGTACCAGCGCAGCCCGGCGGGTATGTGATCCACAATGTCAAAATCCGCCTCGTCGAAAAATCCCCCACTTTCCGGTCGCGGGAGCTGCTGGTACTGCGCATCAAACTCAAACTGCATCTGGTTGCGCCGGATCTTTTCCAGTGCCTCCCGGCTGTACTTTTCAGGCCACAGTGGCTCGCCCGGCTGTCGCCCCAGCAGATCTTCACGTGGGATGCAGATCCCCCGCAGCAGGTTTTCCTGCTCTTCCTCATCGCTCTGCGGATACCGCTCCTCATCCAGCGCCAGCGCGGGCAGGTACAGCACCGTCCAGCGGTCCACCAGCTCCCCGCCTTCCTCGGCGCTCGCTGCCATTTCCTTCAAAAGTTGCCCCGCCAGGTCGTCCGGATCCCAGCGCGTGTGTGTGATCACGATCGCGCCGCCCTTTTCCAGGCGGGTGTAGGCCGACCCTCGGTACCAGGTCATCGCTCGCTTGCGGTATGCCTCGGATGCGGCCTCGTCGCGCCCCTTAAAAGGATCATCGATGATCAGCAGGTGCGCGCCTTTACCCACGATCCCGCCGCCCACACCGGCGCTCACCACCCCACCCCGGTGCGGCTCGGCCAGGTTCCACTGCGCCCTGGCACGGCTGTCCTCGCTCAGCTCAACCGCCGCATCCACCGATGATCGGTCTCCGAAAACATTCCGGTACCGCTCACTGGTCAGGTACGTTCGTATCGCCCGGCTGTCGTCCGCCGCCAGGTCAGCCCCGTAGGATGTCACCATGATCCGGCTGTCAGGCAACTTGCCCAGCAGCCATGAAGGGAAAATCCGGCTCACCTGCTCGGTTTTTCCATGTCGCGGTGGCTCAAAGATCATCAGCCTGCCGATGCCCTCAGCGCCCTCGGTCTCGATGTACCGGAACACCTGCTCCAGGTATCCGCCCACCAGGTGATGATGCCGCCCGGGTCGGTACCACGGCAGCAGGTACGTGGCATAGTCCATCAAATGGCGCTGTGCCAGTACCCGTTTTGCCCGCTCCACCGCGGCGTCCTCAGGCGTGATCACCTTCCGGCTCATTCCTGCTCCTCCGGCTCACTCCCCGTCGGCTCGATCTTTCGCCCGCGCGTCAGATCGCGCAGCTCGTCGTCGCTCATGCTCTGCAGGTCATCATCATCACCGCGCCGCCCATCCTCGACCTTGATCTTGGGTGTGTAATCGCCGGTGATCTCCAGGTACATCCTGCGGTCCTGAAAATTCCGTCCGCTCGGCGTCGTCGCGCTTTGCACCAGCGCCCGGATGACGTCCGCCCGGTGATCCATCAGCGGCGCCGCCTGTAGGATGGAGATCATCGTGTCGATGTTCGCGTTCTTTTTGCGCCACGTCCCGATCACCCGATCGCTGGTCAATCCGAGCACCTGGTTGGCCAGCTCCTCCTGCGTTTTTGGCCAACGGCCTTTTTTGGGGCTGGCTGCCCATGCGATGTAGCACGCCACCCGCCATGGCCATCCGGCATCCAGCAGTTGTGCATACTGCTCAAACCACTCAGGCGGGTCCTCGTCCGGCTTGTCCTGCAGGGCAGATCTGGCGGCCAGGCTGCGCTGTCGCGCCTCCTCAGGGCTGACAAAGCCACTTGGTGCGTCCCCTTCTTCCCCCAGGTCCAGCCCAAGCGCCAGTTGCTCACAGTGTTCCGCCGAAAAATCGCGCTTTTTTATCGCCATACTCCACCTACTTGAACGTGATCACTGCCGTGCCCGTGATCAGCGCCCAGATCAGCCCGACCACCGACACGCCCAGCACTCCCGCCACCCAGATCACCGCCCTGATCGCGGGCGCCAGTTTCTCCAGCTCCTCCAGGCGCTCCTCGTGGTCATCGGCCTTCGTCCGCAGCGCCTCAAGGTCTTTCCCCCGCACCGAGCACAGCGTGGACTGCTGCGACAGGCTTTCCCGCAGCCGCGCCCACTCCGCTTTTTGCTCCTCGAGGAACTTTTCCATGTTCCGCTCCAGCGCCTCAAACCGCCTCACCAGGTCACCCATGCTGGTCTCCAGCCTCGCCATCCGCTCAGCGGTGTCGCTGCCGCTCCCACCACCACTCGCCCGGGCTGGCATCGGCTCAGCCCCTGCGAATGATCCGCTCCTCAAAGGAACGGGCTTTGGCTTCCTCGGCGTTTGCATCCCCCGAGAACGACTTGCCGATCACCGGCACCCCGCTCAGCGCGGCATGTGCAATTTTTGCCGAAATCAGTTGCCACACAAATCCGAAGATCGTCACCAGGGCGCTCGCCAGCATCGCCGCCTGCTGATCCAGACCGGCAATGTCCACCTCAGGCTTGTAGACCTTCAAGATCAGCAGGGCTGCCATCAGCACGAGGTTGATCCCCGCTGACACCGTGGAGGCCTGGCCGTCCTTCACCACCCCCACCGTTTTCAGGATGTTGATCACAGCCGCCACCAGCGCGCCGATCCCACCCAGACCCATAAAAAGAGCAAAAAGATTTTCGATACTCATGTGTGCCTCCTGTGCACTGAAAAAAGATTTAAAAGAGAAACGCCCACCTGTCTGTTGACAGATGGGCGCTCATCTCCACCGGGCGGCCCGAACGTCATCGGGCCTGCTGTATATTCAATTCTTGAAATTCAATAATTGAATATACATTATGTTAACACCCCTTGACTCGCTTGTCAACCGCCTTTTTTCCCTCCTCCATTTGCGCAGCATATGGGGGAGGTGGGCGAAGCCCGGAGGGGGTGTTCTACCTGCCCGTCTATTACCACAGATAATCTTAGGTTTGCCCCTTGACAATTCTATTTTTTATGTATATAATATATACATAACATCAATTCAGGCAGACGGTCCTACGGGAGAGACAAAATGACGAAGTTCGAGCCCACCGAAAAACAGCTTTCTAAATGGAGCCTGCTCCGACCAACAGTTATGCCATCCGATGACGAATTCAAGGCCCGCTGGAAACGTGCGCATGGCGGTAAGGTGACAGGCTGGGGCATGACCAAGCGGGACTGGGTGATCGCTCACAGCGACGATCATCTCACCTGCACCGTGGAGTACAACCTGGGGCTGTGGCAGGGCAGAGTAGACGCCATGAACGGCGACCCCCAGCAGGAAACCCCCGAGTACCACACAGACCCATACCAGTACGGGTACTACCACGGCTATGCAGAGTTTGATGGCTTCTGGCGCGGGTACGATGCAGCGGCCAAAAGCGACCTGCAGGCAAAATTCGGAAATCGGTAAGCGGTCAAACCCTGCCGGTGGGGATATACACCGGCAGAAAGGAAAAAATGAGCGACGATATCGGAAGCAAAAAATCGGGATTCGGCATGGGTGAGGCAGGGAGCGTCCCCGCCTCCACCCCCCTGGATGACCTGGAAGCGCACCGCCTCCAGGCGATAAAAAAAACCAAGATGGTACTGTGTGACTGCGGCCACACAGTACCAGAGAGCTGGGTCATGCGCGCCAGCCTGGGTACGGCATGCCCCGACTGCTACGATGAGATGAGCGACGCAGATTACTAAATCACCTGCCCCTCCGGTCGGGCAATAGGCCGGAAGATAGGATACCCCAGTGGCCACCATTCAAAACCACACCTTTAAGACCTTGCGGGACGCAATTGCGGCAGGCTATCGTAAACCGTCAAAATTCGACCGCGATATAAGCGGCTTCGGATATTACGGGTATTCGTTCCAGCGCGAGGACGGGACGAAAACGGTCACAGTATGGCTCACCGAGGACAAAAACCGCATGGGCCAGCCCGGTTGTTTCGTCGCCATGTACCCACCTGCTCCCTCCCACTAGCCTGTCAGCCCTCGCCGGGTAGGTGGTCAGACCCGGCACATGGAGTACCACATGCCCATCTACCAGGTCGGCCAGCTCTATCACCCCTCTCGCACCTCCTGGCCCGAGACCGCCCAGTACAATTTCCGCTCCGGCTCTCACGAGCTGGTGCTATTCTACGCCTCCCCCACCGCCACCCAGATCCCCACACCCCCCACACTCCCTCTCCAG